TCGAAAGTGGCCCAGGCGGATATAATGCCACTGTTAAAGCTGGTAATCAGAATCTAACTGACATGACTTTAGCAGAAGTATTATCAAAAGGTAAAGAGTTTGGCGCAGTTGGTAGATATCAGTTTATATCTTCAACATTATCACAGATGATGACCGAAGCAGGACTAACACCTGATGCTAAGTTTACACCCGATGTACAAGATAAACTTGCTAATCAGCTGATTAGAGACATAGGGTATGATGATTATCTCAAAGGAAGTTTACCAAAAGATCAGTTTTTATTAAAACTAGCTAGCCAATGGCGAGGATTACCGAGTTCACCTGGCATGTCTGCGGGATCGGCGTCTGATACCCAAGGTAATATGGCACATATTAGTTGGAAAGATGCACTGGAAAAATTTGAAAAAGGTGGCATTACGTCTGGCCCAAGTTTAGCTGGCGAAGCAGGACCTGAAGCAGTAGTACCACTACCCGACGGTCGTACAATACCAGTTAAAATGGATATGGCCGATTTAATCAACAAGTTTGATGAAATGATTGATGTACTCAAAGATCACCGTGATACTTCGGAAAAGATATATAAGGCAACTGTTTAATCTGCTATAAATATAGCATAACAGAGAATATTATATGGCCGGTTGGAAAAAATACTTTAAAACCAGTAACTTACCTAGTAACATTAGTCCCTTAGGTGGCGGACGCATTGCTGATCCTGGCATGCGTAACTATCAAAGCCAATTACCAGAAGTCTACATTGGACACCCAAACCGTGTTGAGCGTTACAATCAATACGAACAAATGGATATGGACTCAGAAGTTAATGCGGCATTGGATATTCTTGCTGAGTTTATGACTCAAAAGAACGAAGAGAACCATACTGCATTTACTCTTAAGTTTAAAGACACCCCTAGTGATAACGAAGTTAAGATTCTCAAAGAACAACTGCAACAATGGGTAGCACTTAACGAATTAAACAAACGTGCATTTAAGATTGTGCGTAACACATTAAAGTACGGTGACCAAGTATTCATTCGTGATCCAGAGAACTTTAAACTAATGTGGACAGAAATGTCTAAGGTTACTAAAGTTATTGTTAACGAAGGCGAAGGCAAAAAACCCGAGCAGTACTTGATCAAAGATTTAAACCCAAACTTTCAAAACTTAACTGCTACAGCAGTAGCAACAACTGACACTTATACTAATCACCCACAAACTGGCGGTCCCAGTGGTGCTTATGTACAGCCACAAAGCCCATTTGGTGGCGGATCACGTTTTAGTCATGCTAAAAACGAAGCTCCTATTAATGCAGAACACATTGTTCACGTATCCTTAACAGAAGGCTTAGACGTATTTTGGCCGTTTGGTAACTCTGTATTAGAAAACATCTTTAAGGTGTTTAAGCAAAAAGAATTGCTTGAAGATAGTATCATTATCTATCGTGTACAACGTGCTCCGGAACGTCGTATCTTTAAAATTGACGTAGGTAACATGCCAAGTCATATGGCTATGGCATTTGTTGAGCGTATTAAAAACGAAATTCACCAGCGTCGTATTCCTACACAGTCTGGTACAGGTAACAATGCTAACATGATGGATGCTACATATAATCCATTAAGTACAAATGAAGATTACTTCTTCCCTACTACAGCAGATGGACGCGGATCTAGCGTTGACGTATTGCCAGGCGGTGCTAACCTAGGTGAAATCACAGACTTACGCTTCTTTACTAACAAGTTATTCCGTGGTTTGCGTATTCCAAGTAGCTATTTGCCTACTACAGCCGAAGATGGTACAGCGGCCTATACAGACGGACGTGTTGGTACAGCACTTATCCAAGAATGGCGCTTTAACCAATATTGCTTACGTTTACAGAACATGATTGCTGACCGTTTGGATGCAGAGTTTAAGCTGTTTATGCGTTGGAGAGGCTTTAATATTGATGGATCTTTGTTTGATCTACAGTTTAATCCACCACAAAACTTTGCACAATATCGTCAAGCTGACATTGATGCGGCTCGTATTGCTACATTTACACAGCTAGAACAATACCCTTACCTAAGCAAGCGTTGGCTAATGAAACGTTATTTAGGTATGACAGAACAAGAAATTGCAGAAAACGAAATGTCTTGGGCAGAAGAAAAGGGTGATGTAGAAACAGCACCAGTTGATGCACCAGGATTACGTAGCGTGGGTGTAAGCCCAGGCGGTATCCAAAGTGATATTGAAGGTCTAGGACCCGAAGGCGGTGCCGCTGGTGGCCCTGATCTAAGCGGTGCACCTGGACCAGATGGTGCTGCCGGTGTTGGTAGTCCTAGTCCAACAATGTAACCTTTAAGGTAAATAGTTATACCATGTTTATTTTAGAACTATTTGACCCTGCGCCAGAAGGCTATCAAAACGAAAAAGACGATCAAAGTGTGGCTAAAATGTCTGATAGTCGTAAGACCAGACTTACATTAGCACACTTAAATCAGCTTCGTCAAAGTCATGATGTGCGTAAAGTTGAGCATGAAAAAAAGCTCGAACAAGTAGCAAAACAGTACACAGTACCTGCTGAAGGTGCCGGTGGCCCAGCATTATAACCGATATTTTCGGCATATCTTCACAAAATCCTTCAAAATATACCCATTTAACCCTTAATATACGTAGTTTTGTTAAATAATACTACAAAGCCACTTATTAAGGAGTTCTTATGAACAAGTTTGAAAAATTAATTGAATACATCATTAATGATGAAGATCAAAAAGCACGTGAATTATTTCACGATATCGTAGTAGAAAAATCCCGCGACATTTACGAATCTATCATGGACGAAGAGAACATGGAAGAGCGTGTACACGGCGACCAAGTTGGTGACATGGTTGATGAAATCGGTCACGAAGAAGCAGTTGGCGAAGCAGAAGATGAATTTGCTGATGCCGGCGAAGAAGAATTAGGCGGCGACGAAGAAATTGGCGGCGACGAGCATGGTGAAGAATTTGGTGGCGACACCGAAGGCAACCCAGCTGAAGAAGAAATTGAAGACAAAGTAATGAACATTGATGCTAAGTTAGACGAGCTATTAGCTAAGTTTGACGAAATCATGGGCGACGAAGGTCACGGCGAAGAAGTTCCTGCAGAAGAGCCAGCAATGGACACGGGCCACGACGAAGTTGGTGCTGAAGAAGAGCCAGCAATGTTTGAAGGCGAAAACCCATTTGCTAAAGAAGGTTCAGCAAAGTCTGGCAAATCAGGTAAATCTGGTTCAGCCGCATCTGGCAAGTCTGGTAAGAGCGGTTCCGGTAAAATGGAATCTAAAGGTTCTGCAGAATTAATGCGCGAATACGTAGACAAAATCCAAGACATGAATTTAACTGGTGCTTCTGAAGGTGACGCTGTTGGCGCCGCTGGTAAGAAAACAGCAGTTAACACAAAACCTGGTTCAGTAGGCCCAGGTGCTGATTTTGGTGGTACAGCTAATATTGCTAAAGGCGGTGAGCAGAACCAAGATGGTACAACACCAACTAAAGCCAGCAATGAATATAACAAAGGCCAAGGCGAAATCAAATCTGGTAACCGTAACGTTCCAGGCGGTAAAGCTGATAGCTTAGAGTCTACAGGTAAAAAGTATGAAACAGAACACGGTGCTGAAGGTCAAACTACCGACGGTAAAGTTCCTGTTTCTACTAAGTCAGTGCAGAAGCAAAATACTGGCAAGAAATAATTAGGAAACGATAATGGCTTTGTACCTAAGAGAGAACTTATCCTTTGACCGGGCTGGTATTGTAGTTGAATCTACAGAATCAGCCGACGGAAAGAAAAAAGATCTCTATATGAAAGGGATATTCATTGAGGGCGGCGTTAAAAATGCTAACCAACGTGTATATCCCGTTCATGAAATTGAAAAAGCTGTTTCGACTATTAATGAACAAATCAAAGGTGGCTACTCCGTCCTAGGCGAAGTAGATCATCCAGATGACCTAAAGATTAACTTAGACCGCGTTAGCCATATGATCACAGAAATGTGGATGGATGGCCCTGCTGGTTTTGGTAAATTAAAGATTTTACCTACTGCTATGGGACAGCTTGTTGAAGCCATGATTACATCGGGCGTTAAACTAGGCGTTAGTTCACGTGGATCCGGTCAGGTAAACGAAGGAAGTGGACACGTTAGTGATTTTGAAATCATTACCGTTGACATCGTAGCACAGCCATCCGCACCTCATGCCTATCCTAAAGCAATTTACGAAGGTTTAATGAACTACCGTGGTGGTGAATCCGTATTTGGTCTAGCACGTGAAGCTAGTCAAGATCAAAAAGTACAGAAGTACCTGAAAGAAGCCGTTAAGGGCTTTATCAAAGATTTAAAACTATAGGAGAAATATCCAAATGTTAGATGCTATCAAACCATTGTTGGATAACGGAATTATTAACGAAGAAACTCGTCAAGAAATTTCTGAAGCTTGGGAAGCTCGTATTACCGAAGCCAAAGAACAAGTTCGTGCCGAACTACGTGAAGAATTTGCTCAACGTTATGCACATGACAAGCAAGTTATGGTTGAAGCTCTAGACAAAATGGTTACTGAGTCTCTCACTGCTGAACTACAAGAGTTCGCAGACGAAAAACAACAATTAGCGGAAGATCGTGTTGCATTTAAAAAGCAAATGGTCGAAAGCGCAGGTAAGTTCAACAATTTCATGGTAGCTAAACTATCCGAAGAAATCAAAGAACTACGTGCAGATCGTAAAACTTATGAGGCAGCAATTGCCAAGTTAGAAAACTTTACAATCCGTGCTTTAGCAGAAGAAATCAAAGAATTTGAAGCAGACAAGAAAGCCGTAGTGGAAACTAAGGTTCGTCTAGTTGCTGAAGGTAAAGCTAAGTTAGCTGAACTACAACAGAAATTCATTGCACAATCTGCCGCCGCTGTTAAAGAGGCTGTTACCAGTTCGTTAGAGTCAGAGTTGACTCAACTAAAAGAAGACATTACCACAGCACGTGAAAACATGTTTGGTCGTCGTCTATTTGAAGCATTCGCCAGCGAGTTTGCAGGTACTCATTTAAATGAGAACAAGCAGATTCGTCAGTTACAAGCACAAGTTGCTATGGTAACTGATAAATTATCTGAAGCAGTTCAGAAGATTGAAGAAAAGAATGTATTAGTTGAATCAAAAGAACGTGAAGTTCGTATTATTAAGGAATCAGCAGAGCGCAAGGAAAAACTTGCAGAAATGTTGAAGCCTTTAAACAAAGAAAAGTCAGCAATCATGCGTGACCTTCTTGAAAGTGTTCAGACTGATAAATTACAGTCTGCATACGAAAAGTATCTACCAGCTGTATTGAACAATTCATCTGTAAATACTCCAGCTCCTAAAGCTGCCGTGTTAACAGAAAGTCGTGCAGTAGTAACTGGTGATAAAACTGCTAAAACTGCCGTTGAAGCCCCAAGCACAGAGTCATTGAACAATGTATTTGAGATTAAACGTTTAGCAGGGCTTAAATAAACCCTAAAAGGAAAGAGGAAATAAAATGACACAACAATTATTAGAAAGCCGTTGGGGCGAGACAAAAGAAGCCCTGTTAGAAGGCTTACAAGGCTCTAAGCGTACATCCATGGGTGTAATCTTAGAAAACACTCGTCGTATGTTAGCTGAGAACGCTTCAGGCGGTGCAACACAAGCTGGTAACGTAGCTACACTTAACCGTGTAATTCTACCTGTTATCCGTCGTGTTATGCCAACAGTTATCGCTAACGAAATCATTGGTGTACAACCAATGACAGGTCCAGTTGCTCAGATCCACACATTACGTGTGCGTTATGCAGACAAC